CCTGAAAAATTAGGTAGATGCCGAGTAAGAATTTTCGGTTATCATACTGATAATAAGGAAGTACTTCCAACTGAAGATTTACCTTGGGCTTTACCTATACAACCTATAACTTCTGCTGCAATATCAGGTATAGGATCAACACCGTTAGGTCCAGTGACAGGAACCTGGGTTTTAGGATTTTTCCTAGATGGCGAGGATATGCAACAACCTGCTATGCTAGGTACCATTGCTACAAATGTACCACCTAAGACTTTTACATCTACAGTAGAGCCAGATAGTGTTAGTAATAAAAATGATGGATTCCTCAAAGATTCGCAGGGCAATGTGGTTAAAGATTCGCAAGGAGAACCTGTTAGAGCAGGTGTTCCGCAGGTAGAAGGTTGGCAGCTAGGACAAACATCTGAAACATATGAATCCGGAGGTAAAGGGCCTGGTACTATAAACGATTATACAGGTGCGGCGAAAGGTGATTTCGGTGGCGCATCTTATGGTACATATCAATTTGCCTCTTATTTACCTGCTACTACACCAAGTGGTAAAGCTAGACCTAGTTCAAAAAATTCTCCTGTAAAATTATATCTAAGATATTCTAAGTTCAAAGACCAATTTAAAGATTTGGAACCAGCTACGGCAGAGTTTGATTCTAAATGGAAACAGATTGCTTCTTCAAATAAAGATGCTTTTTCTAAAGATCAGCATGATTATGTCAAATCTAAATACTATGACGTAATGGTAGCCAATTTGGAAAGAAAAGGATTTTTAGTAAGTAAATTTGGGCCAGCAGTTCAAGATTTAATTTGGTCTACTGCTGTACAATTGGGACCCAATGCAACTAATATTTTCACTGTACCTTTAAAGAGCAAATCTGAATTAACTGATAAGGATATTGTTGAAATAGTTTCTGAATATAAAATAGCAAATGTAGACATTTTATTTGAATCAAGTACTCCAACTATCCAACAAGCACAAAGAAATAGATACAGAAGCGAAAAGTCTAGATTACTTGGACTTATAAAAGCATGAGCGATATTACAACCACAATAAAAAATAGTATTATTCAAAATATAACCGCTTCTTTGACAGGTTATAATATATCGCCTTTACAAGCTAGGGCAATGGATTTATCTATTAATAATATTGCTACTAACTTGGCAACAACTATAGTTAATGAAACGATAAATCAAGGGAATAGAAATTTAAACCAAATACCTGCAAATGCTGTGGGTCCCTATAATCCATTGAATCTCGTAAATAGTAATCTTGGACCTACAAACGTAACTAATGTATTAAATCCAGTTATGTCTGGAGGTATCCAAAATCAAGTTTCAAGTATAGCAAGTAAAGAATTAAATAATTTAATAAGTTTCAACGCACCAAGAGATGTACAAAATATCCTAGGATTGGGATCTATAAAAAATGGTTTAATTAATTCCTTGATACCTACTCTAAATAATTCTGTATCTGCTTCTATTGATAGTTATAGTAATAATATTTTTAGTAAGGGCAACAGAGTAAATCCAATTTTCAATTCTGCAACTGGATTTTTTGCCAATGGAACTTCAGATCAAGCTTTAAGTAGATATACTGAATCTTACAACACAGCACAAACAACACAAGTAATAAAAGAAGTTAAACAATTCAATCCTTTAAATCAAGAAAATAAAGTTAAACTTGAGGTCACCCAAAAAGGTTTCGTAGATCCTTCTGCTACATATCCGACACAAGAATATAAGGGAAAATCAGACACTAATAAATTAGCTACAGGAGAAGCTCAGGGAACAGTAGTACAGCAAAAGAATAAAGATAGAATGCTTGGTGCAAAACTACCTGGAGGTGATTCATGGGATCAACCTGAGTCCCCCTTTAAAAGTGAGTATCCATACAATAAAGTCACACAAACTGAATCGGGGCATATTATAGAAATTGATGATACGCCCGGTGCAGAAAGATTACATGTATATCATAAATCTGGGACATTTATCGAAATTGATGCGAATGGCTCTATAGTTAAACGAGCAGTAGGCTCTAGTTATGAAATTATAGATCGTAATGGTAAAATTGCTATTGCGGGTAGAGCAGATATATCAGTTAATGGTGCATGTAATATTTACGTAGGTAATGATGCTAATATAGAGGTAGAAGGCGATACTAATATTACATGCCATAATGATATAACAGCACAGGCAGGAGGCACTTTAAATTTATCAGCAGTTGAAAGTATTAGTATTAGAAGTGCAAATGTCTACATTGAAGCAGACAATGAAATGCATATTTTATCTAATACAACAGTTAATGTAGAAAGCGAAGGTAATTTGCATTTGTTATCTAATAAAATATATAATACAGCTAATGTTAGTTATACGAAAGTTGTAGAAAATTCCTACGAAGAAGTTGGTATTGATAAACATGTTTATGTGGATGGATCACTATATGAGACATCTACCGATTTATATGAAAAAGTTGAAGGTGATATCTATATTGAAGCGGCATCAGCAATTAATCAAAAATCTGCACAATTGACAGTTACTGCTAATCCGATAAACTACAATCCATCTACTCCTGCAGCAAGTTCTGTTGCTGCTACAAGATCAGAACCATCTGCTAATGCCAATAATTCTTTCGCAGGTATTCTTGAAGGTAGAAAATATGTTAATTACATAGAATTAGATGATCCACAATCTTTAACATTAAGAGATAAGTATTGTTTGACTGCTGAGGAACCTGGCGCAACAAGTGACGAAATAGAGAAAACTAAAAACGCTGCAATTTGTGCAGGAGTTGTTCAACAAGAAAAATTTGAGGATCCAGTTGTCAGTTTAGATTCTGATTCCCCTACAACAGGTAATAATGATTTTATTGCGCCGTCAGAAGAATTAAAGAAACTTTCCATTGTACCAGATAATTTTAAATTATCGCCTAATTTTACTTTAGGTATGTTATCTTCTAAGGCAGCTGTAACATCTGCAAAAATAACCCCTCAGAGAGGATTGAGTTACGGAGAAATTTTATATAATATGCAAGCTGTAGCTTTAAATATATGTGAGCCCGTTTTAAAATTATATCCAAATATGTACATCACTTCGGGATTTAGATATGCTACTTCTTCAGCTGCAACTTCACAACATCCTTTGGGATTAGCTGTGGATATTCAATTTAAGGGAGCTTCTAAGAAAGATTATTATGAAATTGCTAGAGCTTTAGCAAAAGTATTGAATTATGATCAACTACTATTGGAATATGCTTCAACTACTTCAAATCCATGGATTCATATATCCGTAAACATTAAACAAAGAAGGAATCAGGTCATGACATTTAATAATCATGCCAAATATTCTTCAGGTCTAACCCAATTAGCTTAGATGCCTAATATAGCTAGAGAATCTCATAACATTAGTTCTGGTCCAGCATATGTAATTACTAGAGCTGGGCAAACATCTGTGTATTTAGATGGGTATCTTGTAGCAGTGGCTGATGCTACTGGAGCAGCACAAGTGAGCAATCATCCTTCATCACATAATAACATAAAAATAGATGAGGGTTCAGCTACTTTGTTTATAGAAGATAAACCCGTAGCGTTTGCTGGTTCAGGTCTCACTTGTAGTCATACTATAGCAAGTACTATCACATCTACTGCTACTGTGGATTAATAAATATAAAAATGGCTACTATTAATAGAAAAGTTAGGCAGTTTTCAGATTTAAACTTGGCTTTTACCAAGAATCCTGTTTCTGCTGACGTCACAAAAAAATACGACGAAGAGGCAATTAAGGCATCTTTGCGTAATCTCATATTAACTAAAAATTATGAAAGACCGTTTCATCCTGAAATAGGTTGCCAAATATATTATTTGATGTTTGAAAATTATGATCCAATAATGAAAAGAGTTATGGAGCAAACTATAAAAAATACCATTGCTAAATTTGAACCAAGAGTTAATCTTGAAAATGTACAAATTAATACTAATGAAGATGCGAATGGTGTTGAAGTTACAATTGAATTTAGAATCATCAATACTATTGATCCAATAAAGTTAACCACATTAATTAGCAGAGTAAGATAATGGCTAATCTTAAAATTGCAGAGTTAGATTTTGATGCAATTAAATCCAATCTTAAAACTTATTTAAAATCACAAACAGAATTTTCGGACTATGATTTCGAAGGTTCTACTATGTCTATATTGTTGGACATACTTGCTTACAACACACATTATAATGCATACTTAGCAAATATGCTTGCTAATGAAATGTTTATTGATTCTGCAGTAAAAAGACAATCAGTAGTTTCTATAGCTAAATTATTTGGTTATCTGCCTAGGTCAATAAAAGGAGCAAGTGCAGTAGTCGACATAACTGTTAATAATCCTACAGGTTCACCTGCTGCTATTACATTACCTAGATATACTCAATTTTCTACCACCATAGATGAAACAACATTTAATTTTGTAAATACTGAACCAGTAACTATTAACCCATTAAATGGTGTATACGTTTTCAATGATGTCACTATAACTGAGGGATCGGCATTAAATTACAAATATATAGTAGTTACACCAGGACCAGATGAAAAATATGAAATACCTAATATAGATATTGATACTAATACATTATATGTTACAGTACAAGAATCAGCTTCTAATACTACTTTAACTACTTATAATCGAGTATCTGATATAGTTTCGTTGGATGGTACATCTAAAGTATATTTTTTAGAAGAAAACACTAAAGGTAGATACGAAATTTATTTTGGAGATGGAATTCTAGGTAAAAAATTAACTGCAGGAAATATAGTAACAGTATACTACCTAGTATCCAATGGGACATCTGCTAATTTTTCATCAGAATTAAGTCAATCATTTACTTATAGTGGAACTTTAGCAGGTGGTGATGTAACAGTTACAACAGTTAGTAATTCAACAGGTGGAGCGGATAGAGAGACCATAACAGAATTAAAATTTAATGCTCCTAAGTCATATGCCACCTTGGATAGAGCTGTAACGGTAGATGATTATAAAACGCTGGTACAACAGTATTATCCATATGCTGAATCTGTTGCAGTATGGGGAGGTGAAGAAAATATTCCACCTAAATATGGAAAAGTAATTATTTCGTTGAAACCATTTTCAGGATTTGTAATAAGTGATGCAGTAAAAAATGATATAAAAACAAATTTATTAGCAAAAAAACAAATAGTTGGTCTAACTCCTGAATTTATAGATCCAGAATATATTTACATCGGTTTGGATGTAGAAGTAAAATATAATCCTCGTTTAACTTCATACAGTTTCGTCCAAATTCAAAATTTTACAGATAATACTGTTAGGGAATATTTTAGAACACAACTGCAAAAATTTAATTTAGACTTTTACACTGTTAAATTATTAAATAACATCATAGATATTGATTCTTCGATTTATGGGTGTACTATAGTCCCAAGAATGCAGAAGCGAATAACTCCTACCTTAAATACTGTTAATACTTATTCTGGCGATAATAAGATAAAATTTAGTAATAGAATTCTACCTAATACTTTTTATTCTTCTGTATTTTATTTTACGGTTAATACTTTAACTACAAGATGTATCATTAAAGATGTGCCTGATACAACAGTCCCCGATAATAACGGAACAGGTACACTTGCAGTGTACGATTATCTAAGTGGTACACAAATTTTAAGTAATATTGGAAAAGTATATTATTATAATGGTGAAGTAGTTATAAATGAATTATCTCCTGAAGGTTATATATCAGGAACTTCATTAAGGCTGAATGCTAATTTGCAACCGGGATATTATGATGTCTATAGTTCTAAAGGTCAAATATTAGTATTAGATGAATCAGGAGAAGATACAAATAGTAATGTGGTTAAAGGTCTAAACTATAGTGTAATAGCAAGAGATGATCAATAGAATAGAAGAAAGAATATCAGCAAGAGTATCTTCTCAGTTGCCAGAATTTATAAGGGCAGATTACCCTACCTTTGTAACTTTTTTAGAAAGATATTATGAATATTTAGAGCAAGATACATATGCTCAAGAATTATTACAAAATGCCACAAAATATAGAGATATAGATTCTACTATTGATTCGTTGATTAATGTATTTTTACAGAACTATGGTCCCGGATTACCATTAGAAATAATAACAAATAAAAAAGTAGTTATAAAATATCTAAGAGATTTTTTTAAATCAAAAGGAAATAATCTATCGTTTAAGTATTTGTTTAGAATACTATATGGTGTAGATGTAGAAATAACTAAACCTTTTGATTATGTACTTAAAGCATCTGATGGCAATTGGAACGAACCTAAAGTCATTAAAGCCTATGTAATAAGTGGTGATCCATTCGTATTAAAAAATACTAGAATAAGAGGATTAGTTTCAAATTCGTATGCTACAATTATAGAAGTTACTAAGCATTATGATAATAATTTAGAAGTTATTGAACTTTTAATTCAACCCGGTAGTATAGAAGGTAATTTTTTAGTAGATGAACTTTCATTTGGATCGAAATTAATCACAAGAACCACTGTAGAAGATCAAAAATTAGCTTACACATTTACCGGGAATAATCGTAAATTTGTTGAAAAACTTTATACAACATATTTTGAAAGAACAGGTGAGACTAGTGGTGTTGATTTCTGGACAAATGTAATTGATACAAACACTTTAACTAGACGTCAGGTAGAATTTGATACATTTTTAGTGGGCGAACAATCAGGGTGTTTTATACGCCCCTACAGTATTCTAACAGGCATACAAATTCATGATGGTGGATTTGGTTATAAAATTAATGATGATATCTTAATTAATAGTAAAGGTTATATAGGAAAGGGGATAGTAACTAAGGTACAAGATACAGGCGATCTAAGTGATTTTGGAGCAATACAAGAAGCAAAACTAATTCATTTTTCTCCTAAAGCTAATGGGTTTGCTGTTCCTAGTTATACGCAGCAAACATCATTTCCTATACCATCGGGGTTTCATATTCCATCAGTACTAGCTAGTCAGTCTATAAACGTAAAAGCTTCACCATATTTTGCTTTAGGTAATGGATCATCTTTAGATGATGCTAATATTCAAAATGCTTTAAATGCTGCAGGTTCTTTAGCAGTTACTATAGGTAGAGCCAATGTATATATTCCTAGTGGCACTTACATATTATCTGGATACTTAGATGTTCCATCTAACGTGACAGTATTTGGTGCAGGTTCCTCGACGATTATAAAGAAACAAAGTAGTACAGCTAGAACTACTAATTTAATTTTTAGAAACGTAGTCAATTCTAATGTTGTTATTTCAGATTTAACAATAGAAGGAAACAAAGCATTTGCTAATATCACAAGTAATTCAAACGAAAATTATGGTATAGTTAATTATCTTGCAAACAATAACATTTTTACTAATCTATTAATAGCAAATACTTATGGTATTGGATTGGGTATATCTGAAGGATATAGGCATTTGATTAAAAATGTTACTGTGACAGGTACTGGTATGGCAGCGAATGATATATCAGAGGGATTTTGGTCCGGGTCATCACCTTCCGGAAAAACTTCAGAAATATATTACATAAATTGTGAAGCATATAACAATGATTTAGATGGACTAATTATAGGTGTAAGTAATGTATACATCTATGGTGGAAAGTTTCACAATAATGGTTTGATAATGTATCCAAGTTTAATTAGTGGTGCTTTAGGCGCTGCTGGAATTTACGGTGATTATACAAATAATATAAGTAATATTTTTATTACAGAAGCCGTTTGTTATAATAATTCTGAATCAGGTATAGATTTACGAGCAAATAATATAACTATCACAAATTGTCGCTCGTTTAATAATGGGTTGACGGGTATAAGAATAGAAGGATTTTCAAATCAAGTAAATATATCAAATTGTATTATCTATGATAACGGCGCCAATACGACAATAAATGTTAATCAACAATATTGGAGCAAATCTGGTATTGGATTTGATGGCACTTCTAACCTAGTTATTATTGATAATATAATAGGCGATACTAGACAAGGAAATGCAAAGACACAAAGATATGGTGTAGAATTTATGAATGCAGGGAAGGAACCCGGGGCTTCCACTACTATTTGGCCTGCATCAAAATTCGTCACAATCAGAAATAACTATATTGAAGGGAACAAAATAGCAGCAAGTAATATTGATCCTTCAGTATATACTTATGCAAATCTTCAGAATTTGACATATGTTGTCAATTCTATACCTGATGCTTCTATCTACACACCTAATATTAAAATTAGAGGTTCTTATTATACTAGTTCATCTAATTTAA